GTGGAAGCCGAGGCCAGGCGCGATGAACGCAGCATGAACAGCGTGGTCATCATCGCCCTGCGCGAGTACCTGCACGGTCAGCGCCGGAAGCAAGCGCTCCTCGATGCTCTGACCGCTGCCACCGGAGGGCACTGACCATGAAGCAAGCACTCATCGGCACCGCGATCAGCCTGCTGCTCAGCGCGTGCCTGTACTTCGGTCAGGGGTCGCTTCACCAGTTCGCCTTCTATGTGGCGGCGGCCACGAACGTTCTCTGCTGGCTGCTGATATTCGCCGGCGGCATCAAGGAGCAAGGAGCCGCGAACCTGCTCGCCCGCCCTTGGCTCTCCATCCCTACCGGCGCTCTGCACGTGGCGGCCCTGGCCCTCACAGATCACCCTGCACTCGCGGCTTCGAGCCTGCTGGTGCAAATGGCTTGCTACGCCCTCGCCTACCAGGCAGTGCGCAGCGCCGAGCAAGGGGGTGACCTATGACCCATGCCCTGTTTAAACAGATCGACCTGACCGCCAAGCTCGGCCAGGACGGTAGCTCGCTCCAGGCCATGAACGCGCTACGCGTCATCCGGGAAACGGTAGCGAAGCACCTGGCCGGCACCGAGGGTGCAGGAGAGATTCCGCTCGAGCGAGCCCTCCTGGCGCTCCGCACCATCGCCGAGTTCCCCTGTCCCGATCAGGACAACATGCCGGCGGCGAACATGCGACAGATCGCACTGGCCGCGCTGAGCGGGGCTGGAGCGAGTTCGGAGCCGGGCAATCCTGGCGGCGAACCTGTATCCGGACCGGGTAATGCCGGCGAGCGACCCCACCCCGCGCCGGGATCGGGCGACAGCAAACTGGCCGAAAGCCTCCAAACTCTGGTGCGCTGGCTTGATCGCGTGGCAATCGAGGACGGCTACGTCGGCGTGCCGGTGATCGAGGCCGTCGAGGTGGTGGTCACCGAGATGAAGCGCCAGCAACAACCAGTCGATCCGGCCTTCTGCCGCTGCAACCACTGGTTCGCCGGGGACAGCGTCGAAGCGGCCTTCATTCGCCAGCATGGCCAGTGCCAGGACTGCGTCGAGATGGACCAGATGCTGGAGCGGGAAGTGCAGGCCGAGAACGCCAAGCGCTACCTGTGGCTGCGCAACACGGCTCTCTACGCATCGGACCTGGCCCGCGAGGTCAATCGCATGGACAAGAGCGTCGTCAACCTTCTCCCGCGGGACAAGGACGGCAACCTCCTGGTAGAGGCTGATCTGGACGAGGCCATCGATGCTGCCATGGCGAAATGGTCGGCCGAGGTTCTGTGCGCAGGCGTTGACGTCGCTACCGACCGTGTGGAACTGGCCATTCACAATTGGACCGCGCCGGCGGAAGGCGGTGACGCATGAGCATCACCCTCAAGGGCCATGCCCTCAACCAGCGCCAGCTCGACGCTATCACCCCGGTAATGAACGACCTGATTCAGGGCCGGGTTGACCTGGCAAGTTTCGATGATGCCTGCGTCAAAGCCCTGGATAACGCCGGCTGCCCGCTGGGCTACGACACCAGCATGCCCGGTACCGGCAGCACCATCGAGGAGCGGGCCGCGAGATGGCTGAGGGACGGTCAAGTGGGAGCGTCTTCGCGGGCCATCCACGATCACATGCTCGGTCTGCCCATGGAACGCCATCACGCGGCCTATCCCCATGACCCGGATGATCTGAATCGCTGCCTGCTTCTGCTGAACCTGATCCCTGAATGGGCGCCACGCATCCGCGAGATGGCCCAGCACAGCCAGGAGTGGGCCGCACTGGCGAGCAGTTGGGGAAAGCTCACCAACCTTTTCCTGCAAGAAGCTGGGCTGGACTGGCAACGCAGCAGGGGAGCCCCCGAAACCTACGCGGCGATGCGACTCCTACTGGGTGATGCATGAGAAAAGCACTGACCGCCATCGCACTCGTCGCGCTGTTTGGCCTGGCTGCGGTTGCCGCCGGCACCGCGCTCCAGCCGTTCAAGACCCTGTTCATCTGGGAGGTATGCCAGTGATGAGAGGCTCCGACATTCCACCACCACCAGGGTATCGCCCTACCCCGCTCGCCACCCTCGGCCAGCAGTTGGTCCGCCTGGGCCAGGCGATGCAGAACCCCAACACCAAGCTCGGCGAGTTGACCGAACTGGTCCAGGCCTGCGGCGTCGACCTGCGGATCTGCGACACGAACAAGGAGAGCCGGTCATGAAGGGCGCAACGTTGCACAGGCTGATCGATATCTACGCCGACAGTCGCCGTAACCTGCGCGTCCGTTTGGCGGCCCTCCGGATGTTCGTCCGCGCGGTGTGCGCCGATCGCAACACCAGCTTCGCCGAGTATCGCCAGGTGTGTCGGAGGCTCCTCAAGGGCATGCCGTTCACCGAGCAGGCGCTTGAGCGCGAGCGAGCGGCATATCTGGATCGCACCAGAGCTGCGAGACAAGCCATGGAGGAGAGCGGTGCCTGGCTTATCGGAAACTCAGCCATGATCGAGCAGGCCCTGTCGTTCGACGATCTGTGCGACCTCCTGGGGGTGAATCATGCCCACCGTGCCGAGGCTGCCGAGGTCTGCGCGGGCGACGCCGGAATCGTTGGCGGCCTGCTCTGGATTGGTGGGGAGTTCGAGGACAGCGCAGACCACAAGAGTGGCCGCTCCAACCGAGGGAACGCGGGGCCCCTTACCGCAGCGGTCCAGAACCTGTTCCAGAAGTTCCTGCTTGAGAATCCGTCGGCAATCCCCGATCCGTTCGCCCCGGGCGGGCCCTTTTACGGAGTCCCGCGTCAGGAAATGGCGCCGAACGGCACTGTGCAGATTCGGCGGCCCGCACTCACCGTCCACAGCCAGGACGGATCGATCCGCACGGTCGAGCGAAAGCCGGAGGTGACTGGTGAGTAGACAGATGACCGCGCGCCGGCTGACCCGGGCCGAGATGAACCACCTGCGCCGCCTGATCGGTTGGGTTCGCTGCGAGGTGGGGGCAGAGCCCGAGGAAATCGTCACCGCCGCCAAAGAGGCGCTCGACCACTTCCAAGGCGCGTCGGAGGACGGTAAGCGGAGGTTGCTCGAGCACTACCAGAAGTCAGCAGCCATACCGAAGTACATCCGATCTGCGATCAAGGCCCTGGAGAAGGTGTGCCTGGAAGAGCCGGCCGAGGTGGTTGACGGTGAGTTGGTTGCCCGCACGCGCGACGAAGCAACACAGCGCCTTGGCGTGGCGCGCAACGAAGAGGGTAGCAGCCATGGCTAGAACCCTGCTTCGCGTGATGAAGGGAGAGTTCGCGTTCTACCTGACCGAAGGGTCGAAGGGAGGCAAGAAAGGAGGGGCGCGCTGGGCCTTATACCGGACCAGTGGATTCGGGAAGGTCAAAGACGGCTTTGTCTTCGTCAACAGCGGTGACCGCGCCAGACTGCTGGCAATGACGAACGACGGTGAGCAAATGGATGCCTGCCAGGCACTGTTCGACAGTAAGAAACGCCGGGCCTACGTTCGGCGCTGCGAGATTCGCGGCCCATCCGGCCGCTGGGAGGGGCTTGCATTCAAGCCTAGGCCTCAGGAATGCGCTACCTGACTGTTAAAAAATTCGCCAGCGAGTCTGGCTACACCGAAGACGCCGTGCGCTCGAAGATCCGCGACGGAATCTGGCGCCTCGGCGAGATATGGAAAAAAGCACCGGATGGCCGGACGCTTATTGATGTAGAGGGGTATGAAGCATGGGTAGAGATGGGCGGGGAGTCAGGGCAGTCTCTGATTCGAGTATCGAAATCACGTTCATGTATCGCGGCGTCAGGTGCCGGGAGCGCATCTCGCTCAAGCCCACCGCCACTAACCTGAAGCGAGCAGAGCAGCACAAGGCGGCTATCGAACATGCGATCGCCGCCGGTACCTTCGACTACTCGGTGACATTTCCTGGATCTCCGCGCGCCGCCAAGTTTGCGCCTGAGGCGTCACGCGAGACGGTTGCGGGATTCCTTGGCCGATGGCTTGAGTCGAAGCGCAAGCACGTCTCCAGCAGCACTTTCGAGGGCTACAGGAAGATTGTAGAGCTTCGTCTGGTGCCGGCCCTTGGGCCCGTCATGGTGGTCGACCTGAAGCGGAAGGCCGTCAAGGATTGGCTGGACACCCTGAAGGTGAGCAACAAGACGCTCAGCAATATCCAGAGCTGCCTACGCTCGGCCCTCAGTGATGCGATGGAAGAGGAACTGATCGACAGCAACCCCCTCGCCGGCTGGACATACGCAAGGAAGGGAGAGGTCAAGGACGACGACGTGGACCCATTCTCGCCGGAAGAGCAGCAGGCGATTCTGAGTGCCCTCGATGGTCAAGGGCGGAACCTAGTACAGTTCGCATTCTGGACGGGGATGCGTACCAGCGAACTCGTCGGCCTCGAGTGGGGCGATATTGACTGGCTCCGCGGCGAGGTGCGCGTCACCCGCGCCATGACCCAGGCAGCCAAGGGAAAAGCGGAGGTGACGAAGACCACTTCCGGCCGGCGCAGCATCAAGCTGCTCGGCCCTGCGCTGGAAGCCTTGAAGGCGCAAAAGGAATTCACCTACCTGGCCAATCAGGAAGTCTTCCAGAACCCGAGGACGGGCGAGCGATGGGCCGGCGACGGACCGATCCGGAAAACACTCTGGGTTTACGCGCTGAAGAAGGCCGGCGTGCGCTACCGTCGTCCGTACCAGACCCGGCACACCTACGCATCCATGATGCTGTCTGCCGGGGAGCATCCGATGTGGGTAGCCACACAGATGGGGCACAGCGACTGGACCATGATTGCCAGGGTATATGGCAGATGGATGCCTGCCGCAGATGCGTCGGCAGGGGGAAAAGCTGAGCAGATGTGGCAAGGCGACGAGCCTCAATTGACATCCTTGAAGGCTAGCGGATAATCATCGACCGTTTTGATGTCGCATGCTATACACACGTTATCCACAGGAAATGACCAAGGAGGTCTTATGCCAAGCTCTATCGATGTGGCGAAGTTTTTCCTCGCCCAATCCAACGAAGAGGCCGGCGACCTTGTGTCCAACCTGAAGCTGCAGAAGCTCGTGTACTACGCTCAGGGCTTCCATCTCGCCGTCTACGATGAGCCTTTGTTCACTGACTCCATCGAAGCATGGACGCACGGTCCTGTCGTGCCGAACGTCTATCACCACTACAAGCAGTTCGGCTCGGGCAGCATCCCAGCGCCCATAGACTTCAATCTGGAAGCGTTCAGCCCCGAGCAAGTAGAACTGCTCAATGAAGTGCAGCAGATCTACGGGCAGTATTCGGCTTGGCGACTGCGCGAGATGACCCACGAAGAAGCCCCCTGGCGGAACAATTATCAGGCAGGGGCGATGAGCCGTGAAATTCCTGCGGACGACATGCGCCAGTTCTTTAAAACCCTTGTGAAGTAAGGGCGTGGCATGGCACGTCTCAGGGATAGAGGCTCTAAAAGCAGTCTATTACTCAAGGAAAGGCCAGCACCTACTGAGAACCCGGAGCTGAAGCCGCCTTTGTTTTCCTTCGAGTTCATGCAGGCGGATTACTGCGTGTCGGAGTGCACGTCTGATGAGAGAAGCCAGGTACTATCCAAGCTTCGCACTCTCAGCCAAATGTCTTGGCAACAGATCAAGCAAGCCCCTCGCCATGGTCTTGGGTTCGAGATTATCGGGCGTCCATCCTTCAAGGCCGCAATTCCAGCCTTCGTTACAGACGACACCAACCTGATCTCATTCCGTGCAATTGGCAAAGCCCCAATGGTCGGGTATCGCGACGGTCGGGTATTTCACATCCTTTGGATCGATAGAGATTTCACCGTATACGATCACGGGTCTTAGCTGTAATGACAGCCTTATGACAGCTTCCAGCCTGAAAGCCGCGTCAAATAGGGGCTAGATGCGGGTTCAAATCCCCCCGGCTCCACCAAACGCAAACGATAAGCCCCTGATTTTCCTAGTGAATTTCAGGGGCTTTTTGCATTCAACCCACTGCTGTCGAAAAAGTGTCGAGCGGAACCTGAAATGATCGAGCACATCAGTTAGCCACAGATCGTTTTCGCCACTAAAATTAGCAAACCACCGACCAGGGGAGAGGACGGCGTGAGGTACGAAACGGACTGGGAGCGATGGGCCCGGCAAGTCAATGACAGCATCAACCACCTTGGGCAGCACATGGACCAGTTCCAGACCTTCAAGAATCGGTACGAGTTGGACAAGCAAATCGAAGCTGCGCAGCAGCTAAATGACAAGCACATCGCCGCCGCCTTCAATTACACCAACTTGATTCTTGTCGCTGGCTATGCGGGCTTCTTCGCCTTTTGGTCAACGCTTTCAGAAAAGGTGCCCACCCTTCTATTCTCTATCACCGGCCTGCTAATCCTTATTTCGCTAGTTCTCTTCATTAGCTGGGAGCTAATCAAGATGTGCTGGGGAGCGCTCCACATGCGCAAAGTGGACCGTATCTTGGCCGGTCAGAAAGGCCCCCACGTGATAGCACAATACGATGCTGCCCACGTCGACTTTGAACGCAGATCACATCGGGTGTGGATTTTCTTCCTAATCCCGACAACCATCACAGGTCTGGGAGCGGCTTGCGGTTTGATAGGCTACTTTGCGCATGACCTTTGGGTACAAGTATTGAGCTAGTACCCTGACTTATCGAGCGGCCCAAACCTGATCGCATCTTGCAGATGGTCGGGAGATAGATGCGCATGGTCATGGTCATGGTCATGGTCATGGTCATGGTCATGGTCATGGTCATGGTCAGAGTGGAATGCCCCAGGATTTTCTGAAGAGTGAGAATGTTGCCCCCATTCATCATGAAATGACTGGCGAAGGTATGTCGTAGGGCGTGGCTCGCCTGCCCTTTCGGTAGCCGAATTGTGGTCCGCTCTAGGGCGCGGCGGAACGAGGTAATACAGGACGAGAACAGGCCGTGCGTTCGCCAATGCACCCTGATCTTGTCGGCCAACTCGGTGGGGATCGGAACGTGGCGCACCCTCCCCGACTTCGTTCCGGCATAGGTCACGACGTTGCCCTGTAGCCGTTGTGGAATCAGCTTTTCCGCCTCAGACCAACGGGCCCCCGTGGCAAGACAAAGCAATGTCACCAGTTCCGTATGGGGGTTGTCACTGCCGCTGCGAATCGCTTCTAGCAACTCCGTGATTTGTTCTGTCGTCAGCCAAGAAAGCTCACGCTCTTGGAGCTTTAAAGGTTTCACCCCTACCAACGGGTTGGCATAGTCAATCTGGCCCAGGTCTTTCAATTCGTTGAATACGGCCCGCACATAGCCCAATTCGTTATTCAACGTCTTCCCGGATATCCCATTCTCTAGCCGTTTGCGGCGCAGTTGCGCATAGCTAGACGCATCGAGTGCAGCCCCTACCGGATCACCCAAACGAACCGTCAATTGCTGGAGCTTCGACAAGCGCCGCTTTCCATCGCGCAGGGAGTGGCCGTGCAGTTCATACCAAAGCAGGACCAGTTCAGAGAATCGGCGCCGATCTTTCGGTTTTGTGACCTGCCCCCCCCCCGATTTCAGTACCAC